TTATCGGACAACAAGCAAATCTGAAAATCTCGTAGTGTAACGAGGCGAAAGCATTTCTCGCTTCATTTGCCACTGCTGCTGAATTCCCTGCCCGGCAAAATATAGCGTGCCTTTTCCGCCCTTGGCATTGAGCTGGTCGATGACCTGCATTAGCTGCGCGCTGTCTTCGCGCGGTGCATTCTCGTCGAACAGATTTAGCTGAGCCACACCCTGGCTGAAGAAGTCGCCGAGCATGATCCCCGCTTTCTGATACCGGTGCCCATCCTTCCAGATTGCATCCAGGCACCGGGTTGCGGCGGTTATAATGTCGCGGCTATCCTGTGTTGGTGTTAGCAGCTTTACTGATGCACTGTTGCCGTAATACCGCTCGTTCAGCGCAAAGGGAGACGTCTTCACGAACGCCGATATGTACCGGCAGTATTGATGCTCACCTCGCAGCTTCTCGGCACCGCGCGCGGCATAGCTGCAGATGGCCTGCCGCATCTGTTCGTACTCGGTAACGCGCTCGCCGAATGACCGGCTGCAGACGATTTCCTGCTTAACCGGCGCGAACTCTTCCAGTTCGAGACATGGTTCGCCGCGCAGCTCGCGCACCGTCCTTTCCAGCACGACGTTAAAGTGTTTACGGATAACGGCAATATGCGTGTCCGCCAGGTCGAGAACGGTTTTGATGCCCATCGCTTCCAGCTTCTTGCTGATGCGGCGACCAACCCCCCAGACCTCGTCAACGGGTAGCAGCGACATGAGCTTTCGCTGGCGATCCACATTTGACAGGTCCACAACGCCGCCAGTGGCCTTCCATGTCTTTGCAGCGTGATTGGCGAGCTTTGCCAGCGTCTTCGTTTGAGCAATCCCCACACCTACTGCCAGGCCGGTATTCCTGCGCACAGCATCTTTCAGCTCGTGACCGAACTCTTCCAGAACGCGGCAGTTACGCACGCCGGTGAGGTCACAAAAGGCCTCGTCGATTGAGTATATTTCGACTCGAGGGCTCATTTCCTCCAGCGTTGTCATAACACGGTTGCTCATGTCGGCGTAGAGCTCATAGTTGGAGCTGAAGCAAACCACGCCCTGCTGCCGGAAGTAGTCCTTACATTTGAAGTACGGATCGCCCATTTTAATGCCGAGCTTTTTGGCTTCAGCTGAGCGGGCGATCACGCAGCCGTCGTTGTTGGATAGCACAACAACAGGCTTTCCCCATAGATCCGGCCTGAATACCGTCTCACAGCTCGCATAAAACGAGTTCACATCTACCAGGGCAAACATGTCACATCACCGGATTGTCGTCGACCCATACCGGGACAATGGTATGCGTAACCACGCCAACAAGGCGAACATCATCAAGAGCCTCGCCTTCTATAGCCTCACCATCATCGGTAATTAGCGCATCACCGGCCCAATACGCGTGCTGCTGTCGTCCGCAAAACCAGATGAGCAATGTATCTCCGCGCTTAAACAGCGTTGAGTCATCAACGACATCATAGCCGTCCTGCGTTTCGACAATAGTGGCAGAAGGAGGAATGAATGGTTCAGTGACCGCAACAAAGGCGGCGTGCATGTCTGCTGTGCGTGGCATAATTACCTCACAAAATAGCTGTATGCATATACAGTATCGCTAAATATGAGAGTCGATCAAGCTTCATAGTGGTGCTACACTCCCTACCTTTCAGAATTAACTGATTTCTATAATGTTAAAGCTATTTACTCGCTATGTTTCTGTGGGGGTGGTCAACACTGCTCTTCACTGGCTGTGTTTCGGTGCGCTTATGCATTTCATCTGTGCTAATCAGGCAGTTGCGAACGTTGTTGCTTTTTGTATTGCGGTAACTTTTAGTTTTTTTGCAAATGCAAAATGGACGTTCAAATCTCAGGCCACTTCTGCTCGGTACATCGCTTTCGTCATTTTCATGGGCGTTATGGCTGCCCTGACAGGTTTTATCGCGGATGCAATCGGAGCTCCACCAGTTGTCACTCTCATAGCTTTCTCGGCATTTAGTCTGGTTGCCGGATTCATATACTCAAAATTCATTGTCTTTAGGGATGCGAAATGAAAATTTCTCTTGTCGTTCCGGTGTTTAATGAAGAGGAAGCAATTCCGATCTTCTATAAGACCGTGCGAGAATTTGAAGAGCTACAACAGCATGAAGTTGAGATAGTCTTTATCAATGACGGTAGTAAAGACGCGACAGAGTCAATTATAAAGGCGCTTGCTGTTGCCGATCCGCTTGTGGTCCCCCTGTCATTCACAAGAAACTTCGGTAAAGAGCCTGCGCTATTCGCTGGCCTGGACCATGCAACAGGTGAGGCAATAATCCCAATTGATGTTGACTTGCAGGACCCAATTGAGGTCATTCCACACCTGATAGAGAAGTGGCAAGCCGGGGCTGATATGGTCCTTGCTAAACGCTCTGACCGCTCAACTGATGGACGACTCAAACGCAAGACCGCTGAGTGGTTCTACAAGCTGCACAACAAAATAAGCAACCCGCAGATAGAGGAAAATGTTGGCGACTTTCGCCTGATGTCTCGGGATGTTGTTGAGAATATCAAGCTAATGCCTGAGCGAAACCTTTTCATGAAAGGCGTTTTGAGTTGGGTTGGCGGACGCACTGACGTTGTTGAATACGCCCGCGCAGAACGTGTTGCCGGGGATTCTAAGTTCAATGGCTGGAAGCTGTGGAATCTTGCATTAGAGGGCATTACCAGTTTCTCAACTTTTCCACTGCGCATGTGGACGTATATCGGCTTGTTCGTTGCTGGCATGGCCTTTATCTATGGCGCATGGATGATCGTCGACACCCTGGCATTTGGAAACCCGGTTCGTGGGTACCCATCAATGCTGGTATCAATACTGTTTCTAGGTGGTGTGCAGTTGATAGGAATAGGAGTTCTTGGGGAGTACATCGGCAGGATCTATGTAGAAGTTAAAGGAAGACCTCGGTATATTGTCAAGAAATAAGTATTTTTATATTTAAGGGTTATGGTTAATGATTAATTCAGAAAAAAACATGGACAATAAAATCAGGCCATTAGTGTTTGTTTTTGGCTTGATTTTATTCTTTTATTACAATTTGTTATCATCGAACTATTATTATATTGATGACATTGGACGTTCTCTTGAAGGGTATTCCGGCTGGTCCCGCAACGGCAGGCCTCTGGCTGACTTGTTTTTTTATGCATTAAGCTTTGGTGCGCCATTGCCAGACATATCACCTTTGCCACAGATACTAGGCATAGCATTTTTATCAGTGGGCGTATACCTGACAGCTAAGAAATATATATGCAGAACTGAAGACAACTTCCTGAGCTATTTACTTTGCATTCCTTTAGTTCTTAGCCCGTTTTATTTTGAAAATATGTCATACAAATATGATGCATTTCCAATGTCGCTGTCCATTTTTTTTTCGATGTTACCTTTTATAATTAGAATAAATGGACCATTAATACAATTAACAGTTTGCGTTATATCCTTTCTAACTTCACTATGTTTATACCAAGCATCTATAAATGTTTATGTAATTTATACTATGCTTTACGTATTGAATAAATTTAAAGAAGGGAAAGACTTTGATGGCTTTAAGGCGATTGGCTTGTCAATTACTGGATTATTATTAGGTTATTTTATATACTCCTGGTTAATTTCACCTAGATTTGTTGAAGGGGATTACAATTTAAAGCACAGTCAGATAAACTCGTTTGAGTTGGATTCTTTGAGCAATGCAGTTTTTGGTAACTTTAAAATATTCTACTATGTGCTCAGCACCTCTATGAGCACAACATTGTTAACCCTGATACTTATTATTGCCTGCATGGCTCTAATTGGCGCTGTTAGACTATGTTGTGAAAAGTCAGAGTCTACAGGCATTATAAGAATATTACGTAATGCAATTATCATACTTTCACCTTTCATAGTCTTGCTGATGATTGCTGGGCCTATGCTGCTTCTCAAATCAGCAGTAGTTTCTGCGAGAGTTTTTGTTGCATTCGGAGCAGTGCTTGTATTTTACAATATTCTTGCATGCTGGATGTTTGGGTTACGTTCAAAGATAATGTGGTTCCTATCCATCATGTATTTGATTTATATGGCCGGCGCTGCGTTTAGTTATGGAAATGCGTTGGATAATCAAGAAAAATACGATAATGAAGTTATTGCTACTATAATAAGCGATTTAAATAGCAATAATCTTGCAAACGCCAAATATATATCCTTTGTAGGAATGCTTCCAATTTCGCCAGAAGGGCGCTTAGCAATAAAAAAATACCCATTCCTTGCTCACCTGATTCACCCAACGATAAACGGGAGATGGTCTTGGGGGCTAAGGCACATTAAACACTTCGACATGAAGCACGACTTCAATTCAGGTGAATACTACGCTAATTTGAAGAACAACCTCTGCGACTACGCTCCCGTAACAAATGGGATTGTGTTCAATTCATATTATGATAAGAGTAGTGACAGTGTTATTTATGACTTCACAAAAAAACTATGCATATAACCTTTACTGATTAAATAAGGCGGCCCTAACTAGGCCGCATTTTATTATTTAATAATGATCTTTCTATAAGAATAGAATTATCACTAAAAATCGCAATAAAACTAAAAGCTAAAAAAATTGTTACGATGTGGTTTAATGTTCTTTGTGAAAATTAAAATGCAGCACAATCAATAAATTAAAACTTAATAGATCTCTTTAGATTCTGTTTAAAATCATATGCAACGCGAGGTAATACATGGAGTTCATTTTAAAATCTATAAAGTTGTTTGTAAGGTTAATGGCTATCTATTGCTCTTACATGCTCTTAAGTGGTACCTCTAGGGAGGATGTGGTTCTTATGTCTCTTGAGGGCTTGGTGATCTTTATATGGGCGGAAATGGAATATAAGCAATGGAAAGAAAACCGTTGATTTCTCATTTCGATGACGAAATGAGGAATTTCATTACTGATATATTAACATTAGGTCCTAATGTACGAGAGCCAGTTGCTAAATGTTATGTTCGTCAAATGTCAGGCATTGATTTTTATAGAATTAAATAAAATACCGGAGCATAATGAGAGTTGGAAGGGAGAACGCAGCAGTTAATATGAACTTTGATACTTGACAAGGGCCTCAATGAGGCCCTGCATGGCAACTACATAGCGGAGATCGCAGTTGCTCCTGAACCTCCAGCAGCTGATTCTACAGTTAATGAATAATATCCTGTTTTCTCTGTACCAGCTGGCCATGTAGCGGTGATTTGTAAATACATCCCTCTTTTGTCTGATCCCCCTCCTGTGAACGCCCTAACATTTCCTGCAAGTGTTATATCACGCAGAGGCATATTCATTCCTATTGAGTTTCTAGCATAAATAATGTTGCTATCTTTCCCCACTAGAGTTGCAGTAAACGTTGGCCATGTACCAATTGAATTAGGAAGAGGGGTTACAAGATAATTGCTCCCTCCAGAAGCCTTGCTAATAAGCGCCTCAAAGTAGGCATTACCATGCGTACCACCATTGCACTTTATTGTAAGCTTTGCCATCCCGCAGTCATACCAATTTCCTGTTCCTTGTGATTTTGGATAAAGGTCATATGGCAATGGAAAGACAATATTTCCTAACTGCTGTGCTGAAGGGGTTGCCGTGGCACCAATTGAAGTTGGCACTCTTAAGGTCATAGTGTCCTTTGTTCCCCTAATTATCCCAGATAGAGAGGAATTTGCTAAATGCACTGGAATTGGTCTTATGGTCAGTAACTGAATAAAAGCATCAGTAGTTGCTGTGCCATCAGTTGCGTTATAAATGGAAATGGTCTTCCATCCTCTACCAATCATTGAGCCAAGATTCTTTCTCTGTGCAGCGTACAGGCCACCATCGAGCATCCTCATGGTTACTGCTACGGTACCAACCATGCTTAAGGAAAGATCACTACTCACATTGCCCTGGTACGCATAATATGGCTGCCCTGCCCCACCTGCATAATTATCTATGCGATAGAATAATTTTGAGTCTTGCCATGTCCCTATCACCTCTACCTCAGCAGCTTCAGCATCAAGATAAAATGAATAAGTCATTAAGCCAGACGATCCAGAGCTTATTTGACCAGCTGGTGACTGAAGTGTATATCCATTAGTGACATAATTTATGTTGATATTACCTGCTGCGTCGCAATAACCAATAGAGGAGTCTTGCTTTCCTGGCCATGTTTGCCGTTCACTTGAAACTGGTGAATATTCTTCGAGCAAACCACCTGCCATCACCATGCTCGCGATTTGCACGCCAAGTTGGGAATAACCTGCTGAATTAAAATGTGTATCATCTGACTGCACAACGCCAAATATGCGGTTGTATTGCGCCTCATGCGCATCAAAGTGCGCGCAGCCATATACCTTTGCAAGATTTTTGATTCGCTGACCATAAATCTGCGCGAGGCCGTTTGTTAACCCCTGACCACCTGATGCCGGAGTCAAAACCACAACACCCATTCCCCAATCAATAAAGCGTCTAATCAGGGTTTCCATGCTGCTCATGTACGAATCGATCGTTACCCCTTTCCAAGTATCATTCAGTCCGTACATAAGGAAAGCGATATTGCAATTTGGGTTTGTCTGCCACTCAGGGCGATTAACCGCTTGTTCCGCTGTTAGTCCTGAAACAGCACGCATTACTACATTAACTGTTGCCCCGGATGACTGGCGCATGAAGGACTGGAACGTATAAGGGTAATTGAAGGTGGCCCGAGTCAGGTAGTCACCGTCCTGAGCAGGAATGACGTCAGTAGATGTTCTATCCATCCCCGCAGTCATTGAATCCCCCTGGAACAATGCAGTGAATGTCTGACGCATCCTGACTTTATAGTGCACATCAGATAACTTACTGATATTTTTTGAACGGTAGGATGCTGAATCATTGGCGATAGACCACTCTTTAACCTCTTTAAGTGTTGCGCCAACAGTCTCATCTGGGTAGGTTTCATCATCGCTAAAACCAACCAACCCGGCACCGCTCAAAGCCGCCAAGGCAGCACGCAATGACGCATCACCAACACCAATCCACGCCCCAGGCGCAATACCACCTGTGCTGGCAGGGGTAGAGTTTTCCGGAACAACTTTCGGGCCGGATGCAAACGAACCAGTCCATTTGTAATATTCGCCGTCGGCAGTGTTCAGCAGCACCTCATTCGGGTTGTTGATTGTCGCGCCGGTGGTGAATGTTTTCCCGGTAAGGATAACGTAACCGAAGGCGTTCATGGCCTGCTGCGCAAGGTAATTGATGCCCTCGATGGTGTAGTGCTTCTGACCAAAGCGATCAGTGTAGGTCCATCCCATCGAAGTGACGAACTCGTCAATTTTCCCTGCGTTAAATTTGAAATCGAACGGAGATTCGCTTGGTACTGGCAGATTGGTTGGTTGCGTGGCCATATTTATTCCATAAAAAAGCCCGGCGCGGTGGTCGGGTCTGGTTGGTCGGGACGGTTCTTATTGATAGATGGCGTCGCTGTATTCCGCGACTGTAAGAGATACCGTGTTATCGGTGTTCGGCTTGATGCTGTTAACCGTCCATAGCTGACTGTCCAGTTCCGCCACTGTCGCGATGAGATAGCGCGACGGGAGCTGCACCGTATCTCCGTTCCATATGTTGAGCTGAATGTCGTGTATTGCCGCGGTGAATCCGTATTTCGTGTCGCTGCGTGCCGTCGCCGGATAGCGCAGTGTCGGGTTGCCCAGGCTGTCGGTCACCAGCACATACATTGAACCGGTAAACACGATCGGCTCGCTGGTATCGAAATTATTCCCGGCACGGCCGGTAATGTAGCCTTGCTGCTGATTACTGTCGTAGATATCCGGCATCTGAATAACGCTGCCTACCTGGATAATGCCGTCCTCAAACACTTTGGCGTTCATCTTCACCCTGGAGTAGATCAGGCGTTTCGTTTCGCGCAGCGCGCGCTCCCGCGCCTGGTACTCGTTACGAAAGCCGACAATCTCAAGCTTGTTCGGGTTCTCCGCTTCCTGCTCGACAATAGCGCCGTTCAGCACGCGGTAGTTGATGTACGTCTTGTTGTTCGTGGTTGGGTGAACGTATGACACCTGCACGCCGTCGTAGCCGCCAGGAAGAGTAGCCTCGTACGTCATTTTGTACTCGTCCGTCTTCATGTTGGCCCGGTTGAATACGGCCGCCGGGTAATCAACTTTCTGATCCCGGGCGAACGTCAGCACGCCGTCATCCCAGTACGCCACCACTGAAGCCGCATTGCAGATCGCCTGCACGCGGTCACCGAGAGAGTCATTCTCATCGTCAAACGTGTAGTCGAAGTAACCCAGACGCTCGTCAGGCAGGCTTTCGGCAATCGAATACAGCCCGTAGAGGTCAATGCTGCTTACCGGCTGCTCCCCCATGATGAGCCAGGTATGCGCCACTGCATCAGCGAACGAGCGCGACGGACGCAGCGTGTAATCTACCGTCTGCGTGTCCAGGCTGTACGTGATGGTGTGGCGGGTCACCAGCGCGTTGTATTTGCGCTCCCGGCTGCCCAGGGCGTTCTCTGTCGCCCTCACCTTTACCCGCACCAGCGTGTCTGTCGGGTGAACGACATTCGTCCGTATGTTGATGCTGTGGATCTCTTCGACCTTGAGCAGTGACGCGTCGCCGGAGTTATCCGTGCGCTGGAAGCTGACCGCGTACTTCCCGAAGCCACCGGTCGGCGTGATTTTGTCGGTGCGGTAGAAAACCTCACTGGTCGACTGGTGCGGCGTCGTCTGCCTGTACGTGAAGGTCTGCTGCGTACCCGGCACCTGGTTGTAGTCGTCGTCGATTTTCCAGATGACAACTTTCCAGTTCGTCTCTTTCTTCCCGCCCAGGCTGGATTGCGTGTGCAGCCACAGCTGCGTCGACTCGACCGGGGAGAAGAACGGGCCGACCACCAGCGCCTCGTTATCGTTCAGGATGAACTTAGTGGTGTTGATCGTGGCGTTGGCCGGAATATCCTGCGGCCCCTCCAGCTGGTTCATCGTAAACGTGTACCAGCGCACCGGGTTAACCACGGCGCCGTCGTTCGTTTCAACGGCGGAGATCAGCGTTCCGGAGAATGTCGCATCGGTAGTAACGTTGCCGGAGGCCGTGCTGTACGTCACGTTGATAGTGAAGGTAACAGCGTGCGGCAGAACCAGCCCCATAAAATAGTCGAACTCGGCTTGTTTCACGATTTTCATCGCTATCTGGCCGCCGGAATACGTTCCGCTGACCACCGTGTTTGCCGTTGCTGTTTCGATCGGGAAGTCGCTGGCTTCGTTCTGCCCGGGAACCTCCTGACCGTCAACGTCATCAAAGCCATATCCCTCGACGATCTGGGGGATGACCACACCAGGCGGATAGAACTGGAATTCAGCGCCAGCCAGTGAGCCCAGGCTCGATTCTGAGTAGCGCACGGACTCGTAATCGTATTTGCCGATCCCGATACACATCCACTCAGTAACGTACTTCAGGCCGCCATCTGTAGACGTCTGGTGAACGTATTCGAAAACCGATTCCTGGATCAGGTCCGGGAACGAACGAATCTGTCCGTAGATGTCCGGCTTTGCCTTGTAAACGCGCGCGGTGTTTGTCTGACCGGTCAGGCTATTGTTCGGCGAGTCGACAGAATTTCCACCGGTGTTTGCGATGGCCGGCTTCGGTGCCAGGAACGAAAATACCTGACCAACCACTTTGAAGATCGGGCTGAGGATGTCGCCGACAATACCCTTCGGCTGGTCGAAAATCTGAACGTGGTCCAGCTCGCTCAGTTCAAACGCCAGCTCGTCATCGTCGCCCAGCTTAACGCCGTTGCGGACGATCAGTAGATCGCGGTGAAAGGTAGCGTCATTGGCCGCCAGCCAGTCATAAAAAAGGGTGCCGTTTGGCACCCTGCAACGCAACTTAGGCGTTCCTGGAAAGTTTGATATCTCAACCAGCGCCATAAGAAAAATACTCCACTTTGGTGAATGCCCGCTGAATTACCAGCAACGAGTCCATGCGCACGCTTCCGTTCTCGCCACGCGAGTGCAGAGCCTGCCTGTTCAGCACCAGGCCAACATGCGCCGGTTGCGCGCCGCGGTACCCGACAAATATGCCGCCCTCGACTGGCTTATCGACCTGGTTCCAGAAAACGACGTCACCCTGGTAGCAGGTAAAGAAGTCCTCACCGGCTTCGTAGTCCGGAGTCTGGTGCAGCTCAATGCAGAGAACGTGCCGGTAATACAGCACGCACAAGCCCCAGCAATCCACCTTCTCGAACGAGCAGGCCCGGTTAGCCCAAGGCACGCCGATCATCCTGCTGATAAAATCAGAGGTACTGAAGTCCCGTATATTCGACTGGGTCATAGAGCCTTCCGATATTGTTGTTCAGCGGGTTGGTCACGGAGAGGGTTACCGAAGCAGCGTCGGCGTCGATGTCGACCGTTTTGATGTAGAGCTGCCAGGACTTAATCGGTACCGACACGTCGCCGCTGTCGAAGATTTGCCTGGTGGCCGTGATAGCCGTCAGCCGGGCCGCCCCCTTCCACTGTTTCATCAGCGCTTTGATATCCGACGACAGCCGCCCTAACTTTACCGTCGCGTCGATTACCGGCGTGCCACTCTGCTGGCTTTCTTCGATTTCAAAACGCGCTGGCGTGAACGTCTGGCCGCCGAGCGTCTTAGGAAAGAACTGCTTATCGACCAGGCGGACATAGCCAAAGGATGGATGATAGAAAGTGATGGTGTCGTATAGGCCGCGCGTCGGGCGTTGCTGCTTATATTGACGAAAAGACGGCATCAGAGGATCCTTCCATGATTTTTATGGTAACCCATGTTTACCTCTGCTATTACCCTGGCATTGAAGGCGTCAATAATGGAATCGAAGTACCCAAGATGTTTTTCAACACAATTCATCCAGATTACTGATTTCCATTTTGATTTTCTTGTATTCCAAGATACGCCAGATATCCCGCTGGTATTATTGATATTTAATTTCATGTTTTTGGCATTTATCTGCCGAGAAACCACTCTTAAATTTTCGTATCTGTTATCGGTCCTGATCCCGTTGATATGATCCACTTCTTCAGTAGGCATCACACCTGTTTCCATGGCTATAACAATTCTGTGGTTTAGAGTCTCCTTACCACTAATAGCAATTCTTAAGTAACCGCGATTATTTGCTCTTCCAGCTTTTTTCCCAGCAAATTGCCCATTGAAAGTTTGCTGACCTTTTACATTTTTGAAGTGGTGAATGGGCCGAGCTTTCCAGAATAGCTCTCCAGTATCTTTGTTATAGTCAAAACACTCAGATAGATATTGAGGAGTAATTAGATTCATATAAACCTCGTAGCAGGTTTCGTAAATGTTGGTTGCGCCAGAGCGGTCTACGTTCCGCCTTTTCGGGAGCGACCCTAGGCGCTTATTTATTATACCATTTGCTAACTATGCATAAAAATTAATCAACGCGAGGCAGACTCTCCGGATCGCGCCCGTCAGGATAACCCGTGACAACGATATCCAGCCACGAATCCCACGGCGGCGGCAGTTCAACAATTACGTCGTCAAACTCGTCGTCAGCGTTATACAGATGGTTGGCAATTACGGTTCCCGTCCAGGTTACCACCCCGCCGTCGATACTGGTTTGCACCGGCATCTGCGTGAAGTGAAGCTCCTGCAGCTGCAGGCCACTGCCGCCCAGGCTGATATTCATCCGGAACCAGTTCAGGCCCCGGTTGAGATAGTTCGGGCTGCGTAGCCACTGCTGGAATGCTCGCTCCTGCGCCAGGGTGAAAATCCACGTCAGTGACCAGGTCACTTTCAGGTCATCAGTAAGGTTCTGGAAGATAGCCGGGCCGACCGCTGGCTGATCGGTCTGGAACCCGGTATCGAGCGTCATGTTTTTGCTGGCTTTCTGCGCCAGCGGCAGCCAGTCGGGATAGTCGATAATTGGCATCTAAACTCCAGGCATTAAAAAACCCGCCGAAGCGGGTTTGATTATTCAACGGACCGTGGACCAGATGGCGTATCGTAAACATTGATTTTTATATCAACGATATCGCCATTATTGGTAAATTCTAGGTCCTCTCCAGCAGGAGCAATGCCTTTGATGATAGAGCCGTCCTTGAGAGTAAATACAAACTCTACTGCCCTGTTCGGATAAAGCTTATGAGGCTTGCCTATCTCTGTTGGTATTGATTGCACATCGTTTGGCTCAATAACCACGCATATCTCCTTATAACTGACCTCGAGGTGTTCGTTTCGCAGTTGTATTGCCAGTAATAGCCTGCGATATAGGACCTCCATTATTCAAGTCAGCAATAATGGCATCCACGGTTATTGTACCATCTCCGTTATTAGTAGCCTGAGCGTCAAATGTGGCACTCGTCATATTCTGTACGTTGATTATGACGCTCACACCGCCGCCTACAGTCATATCCTTGTTGCTGATCACCTTGCCGTTGTCGCCCGGTATCATGTACTGCTTACCGGTACTGGCCTGGTAAATCTCCGGCATGCCGCCTTCGCCGACCTGGTACATTCCGCCAGCCGTCACCGGGCCGCCGTTCTTACGTTTACCGAGAAGGTTCGCGCCAATAACGCCCGCTACCGCGCCGAGACCGATAGCCGCAGCCGTACCCATCGAAGCAATCGAGGACAAGATGGCTGCCGGAGTCCATGCTGCGGCCGTCGTTGCTGCCGCTGCTGTACTGGTCGCCGTCTGCGTGGCTACCGCTGCCGTCTGTACGGCCGTAACAGTGCCTATGGCTGCCGTTTGTGCGGCCTGTCCCATGATGGCAGACTTCACCCACTCAATACCCATCTGGACGAATGAGTTAACCACGCTGTTCAGTACTGTCATGCCGATACTGCGCATTGCGTCACTGGCAGACATGCTGCCTGTGATGATTCCTGTCAGCGCGTTACTGGCAACCGAACCAAGTGAATCAAAGGCTGCCGCAGTTGCCTGTGTTGCCGCGTTCTGCTGCGCCCATTCTTCCCACATGGCTGCCATTCTCTTCTGACGGTACTGATCTTCAATTTGCGCACGAACGGCCTCAACCTCAGATATTTTTTGAGGATAAAGCGCAGCGTACTGATTTAGTTGCTCCATCTGAGTGCTAAATGAGCTATCCACTGCGGCAACTGGAGAAACTACCCCTTGGATTTGTTTAAAGCCCTGACTAGCTTCTTTTCTTTTTTGGATAGAGATGGCTGCTTTTTCGTTAGCTTCTCCCAGCGCTTTAGCTTCCTCCATTTGCTGCTGAGTGGCTGAGCTTCCCAGGGATTGCTGCGCTCTTAACCCCGCCTCCTCTATTCTGCGTTTCTCGATTGACTCTGTTGTGAGGTCTGAGGCTGCGCGAAGGTTGGCAAGTTTTTGCGCTATAGACTCATCAGCTCGTTCGGCGCTCTTGGTAGCTGATGCGCTTTCCCTTGCTGCTTTGGCGTTGTCTTTTGCGGCCTGAGAGTTAGCCTCTTGTTGTTTATATGTCTGGAGTCGGACGTTGTAGTAATCTCGGAATGCTTTAGTGCCTGCTTTGATTCCTTGATTTTCTGCATCTCGCCACGCCTGAGCCTTTAACTTCTCATCTCCAGTTTGCCTGGTGATGAATAGCTCCTGCTGAGCTTGTTTAAGCGCTCTGTCCTGACTGGATGTCAGGCTGTCAGTCATTTCTCTAAGAGCTTTTAATCGCATCGACGCATCTGCGCTTGTCGCCGCAATTTCAAGCAATCTTGCTGCATACTCGCGAGCGGTTTTGGCCCCTGAAGATTGCCCGTCGCCAACACGCTGAAGGGTAACGATCAGCTCATTTAATTTCGCATCCGATGGATTTTTTGCGATATCAGACAGCTGTTTTGCGAACTCATAAGCCTGCTGGTCAGTTAGGTCAAATTTACTGGCTAACGCGCCAACAGTTGCCATGATGGACTGCATGGTTGTCTGCCCAGCCTGTCCTGATGCCGCAGCTTGCTTCATTGCCTGGCTGAAATCATTTGTGGTAATGCTCAGCGTAGACAGGTAATCATTAAACAACTTAACGCTCGCATAACCACCACCAAGTGATGATATCAACGAATCACCAAAGCCTATGAAATCCTTAGATGCCTTCTGTACTTCACTTGATACTTTCCCAAGCGCAGCTTGAAGTTCAAGCTCCGCCTGCTGACGCATCAGAGTGGCCACTTGAATATTCACCCTTGCTAAGGCTGCATACTTATCTGAAAGTGCACCAACGCCGTTTTGTGAAAGAGTAATCACCTTATCAGTAGACTCGATGGCGTCTTTAAGGGCGTCAACCGCACTCTTCCCATTACCAAGAGATGCAACAAAGGTTCCGGCAATAACGGAGCTAAGGGCGATTATGGCGCCAACGACTGCACCTCCAGGACCGAATGCACCAGCAAGCTGTGATCCCTGCTGAGCGAAAGCTACCAGAGCAGATTGTCCACCCTGCACCTGGATAATGAAGTCCTGAACCTGGTACCCTGCCTGCTGCATGCTGGTTTTCCAGCTACCAGTGCCTTTTGCGCCATTTTCAACACCAGTCTTCATGTCATACAGGCGACCAGTAAGCTCGCCGATCTTCTGCTTCTCTTCGTCGGTGGCTTTCGACCCTGCGCGCAACTGCGCGGCCAGGACTGCGGCACTACGCGCGCCATTCTCCTGCGCTTCATCCAGCACAGCCAACTGGTTACCAAGCGCCTCGATGATGGATTCGGCACGGCTGAATTCGCTGCTCGCACCGCCGGTACCGCTGCGGGCCTCTTCCATAGCGCGGGCTATGCCGCTCACGTTGGTGTTCAGCTTGCGCAGCTGGTTGTCCATGGAGTTGGCATAACCTGCCAGCTCAGTAAACGCGGCCCCGGTTTGAGACGTACTGTTATCCAGCCCGTCGAGTTCTTGCCCAGTCTTTTTTGTTGAACTGTCGATCTGACTCAGCGCGTTCTGCACATCCTTGGCACCGTCAAGAAGTTGAGCGGTATCCAATGCGATGGTGATATCAATACCACCCAAATTTTCCGACATTGCTATTCTCCATGGATACGTTAGCTACTACTTCATTGACCGCTCTTGCTGTTCGCGCATCATTTTTTCCTGCCAGCGACGCTCGTCATCATCCATTACTGCGTCGTATTCCTCTCTGGTAAGCCCTTTCTGGTCTGGGTATTTAGCGTTCAGGAGCAGCGCAAACTCTGTCATCGTAAGGTGTGCGGCATCTTCACGTGTCATTTCGAAATGGGTGCGGGCAGCATTGATGTACTCAATGGCGTTGAATGCTGTTGTGGTCGAGTTGGTTTCATGCCGCTGCAACTTCCTGACTTTGGCTTTACCTATAACGCCGTGGGTCATTAGGTGTTGGGCGATGACAATAATGTCGTTACGGCTTAGCGCGCCTGGCCGATAAACTATGTATCTTGACCACCCTTTCCACTCCCCTATCATCGGGGTTAAATCATCTTCACAGCACGCCTGGACCACCTGCATGGAAACAGAAAGGACCTTTTCAGCCATGCGATAAAGTTGTGGTGATAACCATTCAGGAAGGCGCCCAAGATTAGAAGCGCATGCTGAAATCAGATTTTGCACATCACTGCCATGTATGGTGGCGTATGCAGAAACGATTTCTTCAGGCGTTCCGATTCTGGTCATTGCAGCGAATGATGGCCTTAGAAGGTACTCTTTCTCTCCATCCTTTCTACTTGAAAGGACAACCTCACCAATGTCTGTTAAAGGGATCATGCTCTTGCCTTAATGATTATTATCAAGGGCAGCGTGCTGCCCTTTGGAATAGCCATTAGCTGACAGTGACAGCGCAGGCGTTAGAAGTTATTTTCACTGGTGTTCCGGCAGAGTCGGTAACTTCGCAAGTGTATGAACCAGCATCACCAGAGACTGCGCTCGCCTTGTTGAACGTCGCTGTAGTCTGACCGCTCACTGCTGAGCCATCTTTTTTCCAGACATACGTATACGGAGCTGTACCGCCTGTAACTGCTACGCTCATGTTGAGCGCTGAGCCAGTCGCAACGGTTTTCGTTGAAGGAAGGTTGGTTGTGAAGGCAAGCGCATCGCCAGCGATCTCAAACACAACCGTGTCGGCATCATAGACTTTCCACTCACCGGAGAAAGTTGAAATATCACTGGTACCGAAGTCACCTGACCAAGAGGTGGTGTTGAAATACCCCATGATGTAGGTGCCAGCGTCTTCCCCTGCGAAATCAAAACGAACCCAGACGGTTGGCTGACGGCCAGCCTGAACTTCATCGAAGATGTATTTCGACATGTGGATCGCGCCAATCTCTACAGACTTATCGTTCTTGCGGAACTCGCCGTCACCAGAGATTGTGAAATCCATGTTGTTGACCAGGTTTTCAACCAGACCCTTTGAATCATCAGCCTCAGAGCTGACCGTATTCATTGAGTAATCGAAACCTTTCGTGGTCATTGCGCCCAGTCGCTTCCACTCGGAAAGCGCGGGCACTGCGTCGGGGCAGCCAAAGGCCATGCGTAGCACAGCTACTTTCCCGATCAGCTTGCCAAAATCATTAGCACAGCCTTGCATGTGTACCTCTCAAATAAAAAAGGCCGCCGGATGGCAGCCTGATGGGTTGTGGATTGGGTTATTCGCCGTATACGCAGCGGAAGCGCAGCGAAAATACTGCCCGTCCCTCAGCGGTTAGCATTGGTTGAGGCATACCGTAGGATTCGATGTATCCGATACAAGGATCTGCAATAGGATTAGCCTGTATGTAATCGATAATGCCCATAGCTGCGGTATTCGCTTTGCGGTCTTCATTGATGGCACCGATCACATCCAACTGAACAAAATAGGTTCCGCCTTCATCCTGCCTGAGTATGCCCCCTCCGGCAGGCTTAAAGACCATGAATGCCTCAGACTTATTGCCACTGTCATCCCAGAAAAAACTCTGACAAGTAAAAGCTGACGTAAGCCCGGCAGAAACCAGCATTGAACGCACTCGGTCGGCCATTGGTGGGGTCATTTCTTCATGCCTTTTGCAATAATTTCAGGGATTCGTGGCTTAACCTGCTCAAAAGCTTTTTTCAGGAATTGCGGCTCACCACCGGGCCCCCAATAAACGCCTTGCTCTGTACCACCACCAAACTGCTTGCCTGATCTGGTGGTTCCAAAGTGCGCCCTTGGTTGGCCCTTTAGCTTGCCGGGCGCATCATGAACATAGGCGGCATACGAGGCAGAAAACCCCACCTTTGCCGTAATTCGATTGCCGCTTGAATCAAAATCGATAAACCGAGAGTTAACGAGGGTTGATGTGTCTATTGGTGTTATCACAGCAGCCGACTCAAGAACCTGTTCAGATGCTAAGTACAAAGCCCGAATGATGCGGACACTTTTAACGTCCCCAATCATGCGGTTCAACTTAACAATGGTCTGATCGATGCCTTTAACTTTGATACCCATAGCTAAACGCCTGTCAAAATTGCATAGTCATCCGCTACACGCTCGAACGTGTCGGCGTAACGGATAACCTGCCGCACCTCATCGGCACCGGCCACAACCGGGTCCGCTTCGGTAGAAGCGCCAATCAGCAGGTAATCACCGGAGGCCGCCAGCGCAAACTCCGTCCAGACGGTATTCTTCACGACGATTTCGGCGCCCAGGGTTCCGATGCGCTTTGACAGACCGCCTTCGTAATCGCACATGATTATTTCCGGTGCGGCATACCCATTAATTGGATCGCCGAATTCGTCGGTGCCAGCGTTCTGTTTACGCCAGATTGTTGCCTGAGCTGTATAGCTCCATGAAGCAATGCTCGACATCAGCCCTCCTTCCAGCGCAGCACCTTCGCGCCTGTCGCCCGGATGCTCGGGCAGTTGATATGCCACTCACCGTCCGATTTTACGTAGCCGGTAGTTTCCCGCCCGGTATCGGTCATCACCCAGACGCGGGTGAAAGAACGCGGCAGGCCGTGCTTAACTGATTTGTACGTCATCAGCAGCCCCCAACCACCATGAACAACCCGACACTGTTACCGGCGCTGATTGGCAGCTCACCGGTGCAGCTGCTGGTATCGAGTTTCGCCAGCGAGTCGCGCAGCCATGTGATGCTGTCGTCGCCATATTCAAACGATCGGGACGCGCCAGACGGCGCTCCCTGCGATTTGATGCGACGCGCGCCGGATGACGTTGCCATAAGCGCGGCGGCGTACATCAGGATCAACTTCGCAGTGCAATCGTCATACCCAGCACCATTGAGGCAAGGGATAATCTTGTTCACCACGCAGAGAATCGGCTCCAGCAGCGCGCCCGGGATGGAGTAACCCAATTCACCGAGGAACGCCTGCACGTCTGCCGCTGTGATTGGGTCAGCCATGGTTATTTCGCCTTCTTGATTGCTTCCGCCAGTGCTGCTTCGGCTTCGTCAGCGCGTTTGGTTTCTGCTGCCAGTGCGTCGGCGTGAGCCTTGTCTTTAGCTTCACCATCGGCGATTAGCTTTTGGTTCTGCTCCAGTGAGTCGGCGAGTTGCTTTTGAAGGGCCGTCAAATCTGCCGCAGGAGCGGAAGGAGTAGCCACTTCGAAGGTAAGCTTCTCGCCTTTCTTCTTGTCGGTCTCCTTCGCCTTGCCAGTGCTGATCCAGCGCTCAGCTGTTGCATCGTCCACATCCACCACTGAACCAACCTCCAGCTTGCGGAGGTTGGCACCGGCGTGCAGGTTACTTGCCACGATTTCTACCAGTGCCATGATTTATCCTTAGCTTGATGCGTGAATTACGGAGTATTTGTTGTTGATGTCCTGCTTCACCATCAACCCCATTGCACCCCAGGTGCGCCAGATGTAGTCGCTGTTGTACTCCGGACGCGGAGATGCGACGGTACCGATAGCCTGGCCGACGATTGGAGCGATGACGCCTGCACTCAGTGGAACGATGACGATTTCGTTACCTGTGAGCTGGCTGTCTTCTTTAATCGCCGCTACACCGGTCAGTTTCAGGATTTCATCCATGATCGTTCCGGACTGGAAGTTGTCGGAGAAATAGCGTTCCAGGTTGGAGATGATTTCACCGGATACGTACCAGGTCTGCTCTGCATACTGGTTGTTCACGCGGCGCATCTGATCACGCAGTGCGATTGCGCCAGCGCGGATGTCCTGAGACGTTGCTGTGCCAGAGGTAAAATCGATGTTCAGGCCTGAAGCGCCAAGGTCGATCTGCGCTACGCGCTCATCGTCACGCAACCCTTTCCAGGTCAGACCGTCAAACACTGCGAAGTTGCCAGCTTTGTCGCGGAAGCCGTTGAAGATGTAGTCAACGTAACGACGCTGAACGTCTTCAACCGAACCACGCTGCGCATCAGCCTGCGACTGCAATGCCTGTGGGCTGTTGAAGATTGGATCACGCCATTCGAACTTAAAGCCCGAGTCGTGAATAGGTACCATGGTGCCATCGAAGGAATAGCTGCGAGCATCCAGCGCCGCACCAACCTGACCGGACATGGAAGTGTGAGCCCAGCCGCGGCCACCGGTACGAGCGTAGTCGTAACGAGACTGTTCGATTCGAACGGAGCGAGAAAGCGGCATTAGATCGTTCAGCAGAGTGAACTCGGTATTCGGCTCGAACTGCTGAAGAACAGTTGTGTCGAAAGCGCGATACAGGCGACGAATATCGTCAACTGCGTTCACCGCATCGAGATAAGGAGCGTTTTCTGCATCGCCACGGAACTGAGTGCGCGCCAAGAAATCCGCTACTGCCTGAGCACTGGCGTTTCGCTCAATTTCAAGAGCGCGCCATTGCGCCTGATTTACCGCGAGGTTACCGGTCTTTTCACCGATAGACTTGGAGAATACAAACATATCCGCTCCTTATTTGATTACGACACGAAGCAGATCGCCTGCCGCCGCTGTGTATGATTTGTCTTCCTCGACGTAGCAGCGCACTGACTCATCGCCAGCAGCCACCTTGACTCGACCGTTTGCAATAGAGAGCGCCTGTCCCTTGGTGTAGGTGCCGGCTGTGGCACGAACGTTGAGGAACATGCCCGGCAGAGGCTGAATACCTACGACAAGCTCGCCAGCAGGGATAGCGTCGTCCACTGACAGGCAGCGCAGATAGTCTTTGTTGGCCACATACAGAATTGCAGCCTCATTGCCATCCACAGAGGCAGTGAACTTGTCCGCTGCACTGAAGAAGCCAATGGTACCCGGCGGAGTAGATGCCGCGGCCGCGCCTTCACGGTTAAGCAGCGGATTAGGGAACACGCCGCCGGCGTGGATGATATGCTTTCCGTCTTTAGCCATTTTTTACTCCGGCATTTCGCTGACTGATTGGGTGTTGGTAGCCTGCTGGCGGAATGCACCGTTCAGGCCGAAAGAGGTCTGGCACTTGGCGTACATCGCGTCGAGCGCCTTACCGTCCAGATCCGCGACTTCTTCATCGCTCATGTTCATCGCCAGCTTCACAGCTGCGCGCTTTTCGCCTTTCTCTTTGTCAGAGTTGGCATTGATCTGGCAGTTAAGTGCGGTGACCTGCTCAGTAAGGACTTTCGCCCACGCTGGCATCTCTTCGCTGTTGTTAGCTTGCTCTTTAGCCTTCTTGTCATCCGCTTCTTTCTTCTCACGTGCGGACTTCTCTTCAGGCGTTTCTTCTTTGCTCTCGGCGTTTTTTGCCAGCATCTGGTTATATGCGTCCATCAGTTCGGCATCGGTTTTACCGTCAACCGATTTACCTTTGGCCTTCAGCGCATTAACGATGAGCTCTTTCATCGGGTCTGTTTCCTTCTGGGTTGAATCGCTGTTGGCGCCGAAAAACGCCTTTAGCTGGTTGAAAAATGTTTTGAACGCGGGGTCTTGCTGGTCTGGGGTGGTAGAATCTTCGAGATTGACGACCTCGATTTCGACTTCATCACCCTCAGCGTTAACGAAGATGCCCACTCCCTCTTCCGGGGTGCCGGCACCAGGCTCATCAAGTAACACCGCCACATGGTCAAACATCATGTTGGTGGCGATTTCGTTGTACTTTTTGCCCTTCGACTCGCCGTTGGCGGCGATACCGGAATACAGCAGGCCAGTGGATATGTGGATCGGGTCGGAGTTGGTACCGTCCAGCATCTCATCCAGGCGGTTAATCAGGCGCTTGCCCTTGTCGCTCGACTCGGCGTACTGGCGATTAACGTACATGTCGCCCGTTACCTTCCCGTCGTTGTGGCTGACGTTCTGCAGCCAGGCACCGACGTGGTACTCATTCACCGCTCTGACATCGCGCGCCGAAACATGCTTGCCATCCACTTTAGGGTGGCCCAGCGGCATCGGGTTACGCTCAAGCGTGTTGTAAGCCTTTTCGATTTCTGCTGCCGGGTACAACTTCCGGTTCATCACGATATCGTCCACGACAGGCGTGATGCCGCGAACCACGATATGTGGCTTGCCGTCGATGGTTTCAGTGGTGATGTTTGAAGCGGAGTTGACGACGGTCAGCACGTTAACGCGGTTGCGTTTCATGCTGGGTCCTCGATGGTGGATTTCAGGCAATAAAAAAGGCCGCCGTGGCGACCTTGAGTAATACGACTTTCATTTTCTAACGTTTAATCTGGCGATCAAAGTAGAGTGCACTTCATCAAAGAATGGACTCATGTTTACACGCCCGTCAATTTCATAACACTTCACTTCAGACGGTAGACCATCAGACTCGAAGAAATACTCATCACCGTTTCGCCTTACTTTGACGTTTATAAGTTTTGCAATTCTGATGTCTTCTGTTTCGGACGAGCAGAGATTTAATAGGATCTGGAAGCAAAGCTTACGGTCTTCCCTTGGCAGCGCTGAACCTGCATGGCTGATTATCTTTTTACTGTTTTGATCATACAGCCCAGTTGTCACTACTGGTTCAAGATTGCCATGTCCGTTAATTACTTTTTCATCTTTTAAACCAAGGTATGATCTCAACTCTTCTTGAAAGTTGTGATAAACATCATAAAGCTTTCCCCAGTATAAATCTTCGGAGATAACAAGATCAGAAACAGCCATTCGCAATTCATCGTACTTTGACATTTGAACCTCCATTTAATGAGATGCTCAAATGTAACACCATGTAATCTAATCTGTCTTCTTCCATTGTTGACGCTCTTTTTTCAGCTTATCCGCCAGGCCATCATTGAAAATGCTGCCGTCGTCGTTGAGCAGGGCCGGAATCTGGCTGCAGTAGCAGTTGTACCGGTTACCGTTCTCGGCGTAGAAGTCTCGCACCTCTTCGGTGGTGTAGACCTTCCCGTGACGGCTGGCGTGCCAGGTGCGCGTCGTTGGCTTGAGCGCTGACAGCCACAGAAGGCCGGTATTCAGCCCCAGCCTGTCAGCAGCCCAGTCCGTTTCGTTCCATTGTGCCTGCCGCAGCGCGCCGACCTGCTCAGTCTGAGCGATGGTCTTCGCCTTCGACATCGAAACGTCGAGTCGCTTGCTGATAACGCTGGCCGTCTCGCGAGGATTCACGCCGCGCGCTACCGCATCGGTGATGATGTTGGTCAAATCGCCACGGGCGGTGTCGCTGATGACCTTCCAGTCACTGAACGTTGTCAGCCTGGCCGCCGCCACCTGATTAAGGTGACCGGGGCTGCTTAAAAGCTGCTGGAGCGTCGTCTGGCTGGCGTACACCTGCGACTGCTGCGAGAGGTTGTTGAATGCCTCCAGCGTGCCGCGCTGCGCCTCAGCGACGACGTAATCCATCGCCCAGAGGTTTTGCTCGCCGCCCTCCAGCAGATGGTCATCGAGAATAGCCTGCACCGCTTCCAGCAGGCCAGCCAGTTCCTGCGACGACATGTCGTAGATGAACTTGCCGGCGTTTACCTGGTAGATCCGCACATCCTCGCCGTGGTCGTGGCAAAGGAAGTGCCAGTTATGGCTGTTTACCTCGCGCTCACGCCCGATCATGCGCTGGTCTAACAGCGTTTTCAGTGCGCGCTTAATGCCGAGATACCGATTCTCGATATCCCGGTACATCGCGGTAACCTGCTTTGCAGAGCGGGTAGGGTCAACCTTGCTGCGCGGAACTATCGGCAGGCCCACCTTTGCCGTCTGTTCTGGTGTCATCGGCCAGGGGATCATCGGTAGTCACCTTCTCATCCGGTTTTGGTGGTTCTTTTGGCTCCGGCAGCGGGTCAAGCCCAACCACTTCGCGCAGCTCATTGGCTGTAACAGGCGGCTCACCGCCATAGAAGCCAGTGGTTTTCTGCACAATGTCGGCAAGTTTCGAAGCGTTCTCAATCTTCTCTTTCTCGCCTGGCGCCAGCAGGTCGCTCCAAGAGATGGTTACCTCGCCCTTGGTCGGTGGGTCGATAATCCCAAGAGTCCAGAAGCGTTCCAGCAACGCGGTGATGCGGTCTGTCAGGAAGCCATTGCGGCGCGTGTTGCGGCGGATAGCCCAGTCCGTTTTATCCTCGTCGCTCGCCAGTCGCCCGGTCTGCTGACCGAACAGGATGGTGAACGGGATTTGCACAGAGGCGGCCAGTTCGTTCGCGGTGACTTCCCACGTCGGACCCGGGTCGCCGGGCGTAACGCTCAGAACGCGCATCTGCCCGGCCTGCATCACGGCGGCCGCATCGGTACCACGGTTAAGCTTGTTGACCTTGTCGCCCATCGCTTCGCCGAGATCGGCATAGCCAGCCTGTTTAGCCTGGTCCGCCAGCGTATTCATGTCGGTTTCTTTGCTGAATTCGACGGCAATCTGACGGCTGGCGTTCTTCAGGAAGCCCTCAGCGCCACCGCCGGAAATCTTCTCGATATCGAGGCCTTTGTTGAAACCAGCCTCCAGTAGCGGGATGCCGGACAGAACGTTGTCGTCTTCAGACCCTTCGCAGAACAGGATAACGCGGCTCGGGTGTACCGGTTCTCCGCGCATCGGCCCGACAAAAGGCTCATCACCGACCGGCTGCTCGTTGAAGTTGAACATCTTCGGCTGGCCGAACGTTTCAGACTGACGGTTGTTATCCCATTCCGCGACAGTTAACTGCGGCTCCCACACAGGAATAAGCTTTACCAAAGCAGACTCGCCCAGCGACTTCACAAGGTTGATATCGACTGGATCACTCCATGGCTTATTGTCTTTTACCTGCAGCAGGAGCGCGGAGTAACGCCCAACCATATTGCGGCGGTCAGCATCCTTCACCTTAGGCCACAGCTTCTTCATGAGCTTGGTGACTTTCTTTTCCCAGGCGTTTTTTTTCTCCGCTTCCTGCGCTTCATCACCGTCAACAATGACAGGATAGTCCTGCCAGCAACCTTCCAGCAGCCGATGCACCACAGCGAAGCCAGCGGCGTTGCGGCGGTACATGTTGTAGAAGTCGTTGAAGGTGATCTCACGCGGGTAGCCAAATTCCTGGTAAAGCGTCGGGCGCTTCGTGTTCCCACCACCGATGCCGATGGCATTCAGGTAATTTGCTCGCCTCATTTCAGTGGCGAGGTTGTTCACAGCCAGTTGAAGGCCGTTATCTTGTTCGCTCACTGGCGATGCTCCTTAGAAGAATACTGCGCCGACTTGCGCTTTGTGCTTGATGTACCCATCGAGACCGTACCGGACGCCATCCCAGCAGTGGTTATTTTTGTCTTCGATAACCGGCAGAACTTCGCCAGTGATACGGTCTGTTTTGTAAGAGTAAAGCCGCGCCTCTTTCGCTGTTTCTTTGCAGCGAGGATGGATGATGATCTTCTTAAACCCACGCAGGCAGGTGATGCCGTCCTCTACGCTACCCTGCCACTTCTGAGCGGCGGAGATATTGAACCCCTGCCCTTTGATGTGGCTGATAGTCTCAGGGCGGGAGTTGTCGGCTTTGATAGGCCATTTACGCGCTTCAGGGATGCCTGGGAATTTAGCCTCGTCTGTAACCTTCCAGTCGACAAGTTGCTTCGGCGTGGCGTCTGTTTTCCCGGCGTAGAACTTCCACATGTCGTCGAGCTCAACGCTGTTTCCGTAAGCCTCGTATTCGATGTAGAGGTTGTTATCCAGGATAAACATGCGAATAAGCGTGCTGGGGTCTTTTGCGAATCCGAAGTCTGCGCCGAACAACAGGCGCTCTGCTTTCTGCCAGAGGTCGTCTTCGAAGCTCTGCACGACGTATTTGTTAGCCAGCACCTGTTTATCGGAGTTTTCGAGGTAAGCGCCTTCCCAGATCCACGCATAGTCTGCGTAATCGAGGTTTGCCAGGTCTTCCTGCCTCTCCTCCTCGAGCACCGCAGGGAACCATGGATTGTCCACATAGTTCATCTCGACGATCATCGAGCTTTTTGGCGGGTTCTTTCTGAAGAGCTTATCGGTGGCGCTGCCGTCTTTCTCCGGGTTCCATGTGACCCATATCTCTGAGCCTTCTTCACGAACGGTCGGGCGTAGCTTTTTCCACGCAGTAGCGGATACAGACTCGGCCTCATCAACCCAGGCCACAAGAATGCGCGCTTTGGATTTGATGCTGTCGAGGTTATGGCGAAGACCACAGAATACGTAGCTGACTCTGCGGTTCTTTGTCCGGATGTATTTCTCGCCGATGTCGAAGTAATCATCAAGCCACGGAACGGAGCGAATGGCCTGCTTCACCTCCTCCATGGAGGATTCTTCCAGCGAGTTCATGTATTCGCGAGCGCACAGGATCACGCCGCTGATATTGGCCTCCGCCGCTCGGTAAGCCTTGACTGCGGTCATTAGTGCAAACGTGCGGGTCTTTGCAGAACCGCGCCCGCCATGAGCACCACGATAGCGGATGCCTTCTGTCGCGAATACGGGTACTAACTTGGCTGGTATCTGGAGGTCAACTTGGCTTTCCATTGGCTGGGTCAACTCCTACCAGGCGAATTGTCGTCGGTCTCGGTGACATGCTGCCGTCTGGGCTGGTGTGCTCGACCTTCTGTTTGTTGCTGTATGCGTCGCCAACCTCTTTGGCGGCCTGCTCCATCAGCGAAGCAGCCAACGCCATGTTTTTCATTCCCTCGGCGCGAGTCATCATCCGGTCAAGTGCACGGAGACGATATGCCTTGTTGGCGATCGGAATGTCGGCGATCTCATTCTGGAATCGTTTACGGGTGGCGTTGAACAGGTCAATCCACTTCTGGCTCAACTTGGCCGCCATTGCGTTGCCGGGCGTATATTGCGACACCTGCTGCCGTGAGACATCGATGCCGTATTCAGCCTTTACAAGCTCAATGACTTTTACCGGGGTCTCGTAGCAGGCGAGTGATTGAACGATGAAGGCTTTAACCTCTGTCGATAATGCTGCCACAGGCTACCTCCATGACAATCTGAATAAAGCGTTACGCCAGCTTCAACATGCACGTCCCGCATGACCTGGCTATATCGATGTGAGCCACTTCTGCTGGCGCATTGGCCGCATCAACGAGCTCCTGCACTTCTTTGCTGGCACCGTATCGACGTACAACACCAGTGAATTCTTCGACGTCGTGGCCGCGAAGTGTAAGCACTGGCTGCCCGGTCTCTTTGTTGAACTTCGGCGCGCCGAAATCATCGGTGGCCTGTGCGATGTGGTAAAGCTCATGCTCTACCAGTGCGCAGAACTCAAGGTCACTGCATTGTGAGCAGTAATCGGCTGCCAGCGTGATGATGAACTTCGGTATGCGCCCGAACCATTCATGCATCTGCTGTTCCATTCTGGCTTTCTGCCAACCACCGGCGCGGAACATTACCTGCTCTGCCTGACCGAGAACGTAACGCCCTTTCTTCGCGAATGAGTCAGACGCCCACATAAAGCAGAGGTCAGCTTCAAGCAGGTGCTCATGGTCAGGGTTGTGGATGCTTCCGGTATCACTGAAGATTTGTCGGTTTACCCACTCATGCACTTCATTGGCAGGTATCAGCCTGGTGTATGGCTGCAAGTTGTCGGAGGCGATGAAGTTAACTGGCGGATACGGCCTGCGCTCGTCATCGTTAACCATGGGTTACTCCGTTGTTTGTTCGGTCTGCTCTTCCGGTACCGGCGTGAACTCCACGCGCTTAACGTCGGCGGGAGCGAAATACAGCCACTGTCCCGTTTCCGTAGCCAGCGGCACAAAGCCGTTAACCAGCTCGGGTTGACGTCGTGACATCTTGCCTGTGAAGGTTTCGCCTGTTTGGGTGGTTAGCGTGATTTGGTAGATGTCAGGCATTGAGAGCCTCTTTATCCCCTACAAGGGATATTCAGGTGCTTATCCCTTAGAGGGGATAACCAATGTTATTGCCATTAAAAAACCGCCTTCAGGCGGTTAGATATAGCGATTTAAAATCTTGGTGCTATGCCATACTTCGGCGTCTTTATGTTCGCAGCCCAGACTTTGATATCGTTCTGAAGCAGCAAAGTGAAATCTGACTTGAGGTGGTTAACCATCTCATTGACCTTTTCGGCATCATTAACTGCAAAGTGCTCAATCCTGTTTGCCCCGACCGATACACACCTGTAAGTTGCAGGAACATCCTTCCCGTTCACATTAAGCAACTCCTTCTTATCTCCACAACTGCCATCGGACATATAGGACACCAGCATATTTGCTGCTCCCCTCCCGGGTTGAGAGATGCTTATCATGACAGGCAATCCCTCTGAGGTCTGCGTAATGTCGTAAAGCACTGCATCTTTCTGATACCAGGTATTGTATTCCCTTTCCTGAAAGGCTGAGTATGAGGGTGACGATATCGCCACCAGAAAAGCGATTGTAATAGATTGAATTTTCATCGGTTGTTATCGTTGTGTTTAGTTGAATTTATTATTCATATTGTGCTAAAAACAACAACAACCTAAGATTAATCCTACTATTTTTAGCGGTGCAAAAGTATCTTTTACCCAAAGTGAAGTACTCATTTATCTCAAACCATTACAGCATTATAAATGCCGATAATTTGCATTAAGTACAAATTTACCCCATGGAAAAGAAAAGAATCTGCAATAACTTCTCAATAAATTATCAGTACTCAAGAAAATCGCCCTTATTCTTAGTGAGCGTTTTTGAATGGACAACTGGTCTTTACGTTTCTTCCTTGATGTCTAATGACAAAGAATCGCTTATTAAGCAATTAGTGGAGTACGCCCAACTCAACGGGCAGGAAGAAATCCAATTGCGTAAGATAATCATCTGATTGATTAAACTGCTTATGTTTATAACCATTATCAAGCCCACCAGAAGATGAGCTTTGGAATGGTCACTTTGGCAGTCCGGGGATCGATATTTGCGCCTGCTGCTCAAGCCTTTCGATTCTTGCTATGAGTTGTGGCTTCTTGATTCTGCCCCAGCGGTTCAGCAAGCGGCCTGACATACTTGCAACATCCTTTTCCTTCATGAACTCCAGCATTAATTCGTTGTGCTCTCTTTGGTATGAGTGAGCCAACTCCATCAGTCTGTCACGCATCCAATTAAACGCTTTGATAAACGCCTCTTTGATGGCGGCAGCTTTTTTGCCGGTAAACGACATGATGATGTACATCGCGCCGTCTTTGGAGATTTCATATTCAACATACTGATTACCCTTGTGTTCATAGGTAACCCGCGAAAAGTTGCTGGTTAGAAATTCATTCGAACAGTCTAGCTTTTCAATTTTCTGAATGATGTGGTGATGCTGCTTGTCGAAGTAAGCTGCCACCTTGCGGGAGGTTGTGATCACGCGATCACCAGAAACAGCCACCATGTCCCGGAAATCGAGATTAGCTAATTGATGATTCATAGCGTCTTTACCTTTTAGAAAGTGAGCCTGTTCGCACAGAAAAGCCGCCCCGAGATGGTCGCCACCATATACGGCAGTTCTCAGGCTCAGCTTTCTGAAAGACTCGGGATTGTTATGCGCTGCGATGCGCGGTTTACTGCGGGCATAAAAAAGCCCGACCGAAGTCAGGCTCTGTTATTTGGGTAACGAATCATTTAAGACACTGCTCTTTGATGTAGTCCTGCAGATAACCGATCTGCTTCGTCACTGTGACGATTCGCTCTCTGAGGGTGAAATAATCCCGTTCAGCGGAGTCAGTAAGTCGGGGGCCGGTAGCATCGACCATGCCGCCGGTGCCGGTCGCTCCATTCGTGGGGCAGTTTGCGTTGAGCTGCAGCCGCTTACGACCAGCAATGACATCGCTATGCAGACGCTCAATGGTTTCTTTCGCATCAGCCAGTTCTCCGGTGTATTTGGCATCCAGTGCAGCGACATCGCGCTGGCGTGTCTGCATGTCTTTAATGGTGGCGTTCGCCAGGCTGAGTTTCTCATTGGCTTTATCGCGCTGGTCTTTGTAGGTAATGGCGTTATCGCGGTAGTGGTTCACGAAGAATGCCAGTACGCCTATTAACGCCACCACCATCAGCTGCAACCAGTAACGTTTAACCAGCGCGCCAATCAC